GCTCAAAATGTATTAATACAGAATTTACAGGACAGAGTAGCACAATTAGAAAATAAATAGAAATGGCAATAACATTAAGAAGCGTAAAGGGCAGTGCTTTAACCCATGCAGAGGTAGATATTAACTTCAGGAGTTTTTTTTACTCATCCTCTCTTAGCGGACAAACTATATCGTTATTTACTTCTGCTAGTACCGGTAATGTACAGACACTTAATCTAGGTCCTGCAATAGGAACTGGAACAGATAAGCAGATAGTATACCGAAGTGGATCTAGAAATGTTGGGTCTGATAGTTTAGTTTACAACTATTCTACAGATACATTAAGAATAGCTGCTGATACTGAAATTACTGGTTCATTAATAGTTAGAGGTACTTTACAGGCCGAACAAATACATACAACCTTTACCTCCTCTTCAGTAGTATTCCAAAGCGGTTCTACTAAGTTTGGTAACACAATAGACGATACACACTTATTTACAGGATCTATTTTCATATCAGGTGCTGCTTATATAAGAGGTGAAACTGATTTTGTAAATCAGAATGAAGGAGGAAATGCAATAAATGTTAGAAATGGTTTCGTGATATTATCACAAGTTTCTTCAAGTCTCAACTATGCAAACGATAATGCAGCAGCATTACACGGAGTACCATTAGGAGGTCTTTATAGAAACGGAAACTTTATTCAGATAAGAATTAGCTAATATGCCACAATTATATTCTTTACTTACAGGTTCAGTCTTCTTACCTGACGGCTCTATCTCTGCATCGAGAGGATTCTCAGGATCTTTTTATGGAAATGGATCTGGACTCACAGGTATCACTACAGCATCGTATGTAGAGTTTGTTAATGTAAAGAATAAACCAACGTTAATATCTAGCTCAATTCAAATAGATCATAACGCAACTACAAATTATTCTACTAATAGACATATTGATCATAGCTCAGTTACCTTCTCAGGTATCGGAGGTATAATTGGTGGGGGTGATTTAACTACCTCTAGAACAATTACTTTAAATGTAGGAGATAATCAATTTATAAATGGTGTAGTAGCAGCACTACCTAACGGTACTGTTTCTAGTTCCGCTCAATTATCTGGATTCTCTGGATCTTATTTTGCTCATGCAATAGGAGAAGATATAACATTACTAGAAGTAACACATAGTTTAAATAGTAGATTTCCAACCGTACAAGCCTACCAATACGTTGCACCTGGAATCTACGATACAGTAATACCAGCCGGTATTAGAAGTACAGGAGTTAATACTCTGAAGATAACATTCGCCGGAAGTTTTTCCGGATCAGTTGTTATTCGTACTTAAATTTCGTAACTTAATCTATACTAAAATGGGAATTACTATGCCGTCATGGATATACGATGGCCGAATTGTCAATGAAATAAGTGACATGCCTGAGGGTACATTCGGCTTTATTTACGAAGTAACACATACTCCGACAGGGAGAAAATATATAGGAAAGAAAGTACTATATTTTAACAGAACTTTACCGCCATTAGCTGGTCAAAAAAGAAAGCGAAAAGTTGTAAAAGAATCAGATTGGAATACCTATTATGGTTCTCATGCAGAAATAGTTGCTCTAATAAAAGAAGGTAAACAAGAAGAATTTAGTAAGCAGATCTTGTGTTTTGTTAAGTCTAAAAAACTTCTTACATATTATGAGACTAAATACCTATTTATTAAAGAGGTACTTGAATATAGAAACAACTATATTAACGATAATGTACTCGGAAAATTTTATAGAAAAGACTTTATAACACCTGATACAGATGATTAAACTACGAGAAATAGTAGGGTTACCAAGCTTACAGTATCATATCGATAACGGTTTAACTCTTCATGAAAATGTATACCGTTATTCTTCTGAAGCATTTGTAAAACTATTCACAGAAGCTAGAGAAGCTTACGAGAATGGAGATGTAGAATTAAATGAAGAAGACGAAGATCTAATTAGAAACACAGATATTGGAACTCACGGAGACTATAACGGAATGGTTGTACCTTTAGATTTACCAATGGTGTCTCCTAGTTATAATCCTTTATTTGAAATCGGATGTTGGATTGATGAGATGATCGAAGATGAAACTAAGATAGATGAAGCTAATGGGATAGATGAGATGATTGATTTCGAAGCAGTAAAAGAAGCGGTAGAGTCTATTGGTGCTAAGATTGATATGGATAAGTTTAGAAAAGCAGTTAAACACCATAACGATAACTTCGATTATAACGGATTTGAAATACTAAAAGCTTCTGTTGATTTTATACAAGAGACAGAATATAAAGGAAAGAAAGTTCAATTAAATAAACCTAAGCGTGGAGGAAGTAAAAAATTCTACGTTTATGTTAAGAATCCTTCAACAGGAAATGTAAAGAAAGTATCTTTCGGTGATACAGGACTTTCAGTTAAATTTAAACAACAAGGTGCAAGAGCATCTTTTGCGGCTCGTCATAAATGTGCACAAAAGAAAGACAGAACCAAAGCAGGTTACTGGTCTTGTAACATTGGCCGATATTGGAAATCACTAGGAGGAAGTTCTAACTTCTCCGGATACTGGTAGTCTATGAAACTCTTACGTATACTTTTAGAAGATACTAGAATTGAATCAATAGCACAGAGATTAGCTAATGCTTACAATACCTACTACGGTAAAACCACAGTATCGATAAAACCAGATACAACAACAGATTCTAGATTCGAATTATTATTTGACGGTAATTCACTGGGGGGTTCTTACTTTAGTGTTAACATATTAGGAGATGTTTACCTAAGTGATGGTTTAAATGATCAATATTTTTTTAATGAAAAAGACTCTGATCAAAAATTACAAAAAGCAGTTAATAAGATTTTAGATAAATCAACTAAGGAGACTGGGAATCGCTGGACACCTGATGAAGAAGAACAGGAAGAACCGGTAGATGAAATATCAGCTAAGCAACTTTTCACAGCAGCCGGAATAGGTTTAGCAACTCTAGGAGCACCTAATATGGGTAAAGCTCAACAGAAAGAACCTACACCAATCTCTCAAACCACTCAGCAAAAAGATACAACTATGACCGGCTTCGGTATAGGTAAATCTTCTGAACATCGTATTGCTAAGCAAATGGCAAGGATGAAAGCAACTGCTGATCTAATGCAGAAGATGAAGGTACAGACTTTAAAAGGTGGTATCGAAATTAAGAGTGAAAAGACTTTTCAAACAGCTAACGGCTACGAAGTAGAAATGACCGTTGCAGTATCTCAATAATATGAAACTTACAGATATATTAATAGAAGGAAAAGCATTTGATGAGTTTGCAGAAACTCGAAAAAAAGGTGCAGAAAAGATAGCTAATAACGCTAAAGAAAAAGGTGGCCCTTCTATGCTAACTTACCATCACTTTGTTGTAAAATTACCTTATTACGAAAAAGCTAGTAAAGGTGATTTTGATTTTGAAGCTGCTAAAAAAGAATTTACAGAAACTTTAAAGAAAATATCTCTTGATATGGATCAAACCTCTTTCCAAAGAGAAGTAGGCCGCTTAGAAGTATTAGGAGAGTTAATTATTAAGAATGACTAATAGAGAAAAGAAAGAAGCTAATCGTAAGAAGATAGCTAAAGCCACTGTTAAGCAGCAACAGAAGAAAGGCAACTACAAAAAGAAGTCTTAGTATGCTTCCATTTGAAGAAGAAATAAAAGAAGGTTATTATGTTAGGACGTTTGATTCTAAAACTCCTGTAGACGAATTCGTATGGCATAGAGATCAAGAAGATCGATGGATAGAACCAATTGGTGAAACTGATTGGAGATTTCAGTACGACAACGAAGTGCCTATTCCTCTACAAAAGCTATTTATTAAAGCAGGAACCTACCACAGAGTAATTAGAGGGACCGGCACATTAACCTTAAAGATTATTAAACAAAATGGCTAAAAAAGCATCAGCAGGCAGTTCTCAAAAAGTATCCTTTGGTAAGAAAAGACAAGGACCAGGTTCGGAGAAAAAGAGTTACGGCCCAAAAGAACAAAAACCAAAGAAGTATAGAGGTCAAGGTCGATAATGAAACTATCAAGAATCATACTAGAAGGTCCTATCGGATATGATCCAGAATATAATGCGATTATAGATAAGATAAAAGACAAAGGCGGTAAGTACTTAGGTGCTGGCGACTATGGTGCTGTTTACCTACTAGGAGGAAGAGCTGTTAAAGTAACAACAGACGAGATTGAGATAGAACATGCTTTAAAGCTACTCGGAAAAAAGACAAAATACTTTGTACATATACATGATGTGAAAGAGATTAATCCAAAGTTAGGAGTAATAACGATGGATATAATGGCACCACATCGAGGAGAAGTACCAGAAGAGTTTTTAGACGCTCTAGAAAAAGAAGCTAAAAAGTTAGGAATAGATCCTGATGAATTAGATATTCGTCCAGATAACTTTATGGAAGACCCTTCTACCGGGAAAATTAAAATGACAGATGTTTAGAAAAATACAACTATTTATTCAATATAAATGTAATTAAAATGAGCAATAACTTTGATTTAAGAAAATTCTTAACAGAAAACAAGCTTACACCTACTGCTAGACTGTTAAGTGAATCTGCAGAAGTAAACCTAAACGATTTAGGTCCTGAATTCTTGCAAACCGCAAAAGAAATTTTTGGTGATTCAGTAAAAGTAACGGATATAAAAGCAACTTATAGACCGAGCACAGATACAGGAGCAAAGCCAATACTTATGTTACAGTTAACCATTCCTCAGACTAACGAAAGCACTAAAGCTTTATTATTAGGTCTTATGTTTGATAAAGATGGAAGCGGACGTATTTCTTACGATAACTACTCAAAAGATAAAGAAGGCACTAAAGAAGAATTCAATAACAAACTAGTTCCAGCATTTAAAAAAGCTGCTAGCCTTTACTTAGGTAAGTTAGTTAAGAATCCTGAAGGATTGACACAAGCAACAGTTGGTGGCGGATACAAATACGAAGAAAAAGATCAAGCTGATCTAGATAAGTATGTATCTGAAATTCCAAATGTAGCTGTAAAATAAAATAATTATGAGCAATAACTTTGATTTAAGAAAATTCTTAACAGAAAATAGACTAACTTCCGTTGCAAGAACAATAAATGAAGCAGCAGAACTAAGTCCAATTGAACAGGAATTAGTAGATGCTGTAATGGGCAATGTTAACGAAGCTATTGATTTAAGTAAGGTACTTAACAAAGTTAAATTATTAGCTAATAAAGGACTACTTACAGTAGCTATGGCAAGTGCTATTTTAGCTTCTTGCGGTTCCGCAGGCTCATCAGATGAAATTTTTAAACGTGAACTTGACAATCTTAAAAAAGTAGATAGTATAGAGCACGTACAAAAGACAAGAATCGATAGCATATCAAACGATATTAAATCAAACCCAACTACAGCAACTATTAAAGAATCAGAAGGATATGTTGAAGTAATGGGAGATGATTTTGACGAAGCAGTAGATCAAATCGTTTTTGCTTGGGAGCAATGGAAAAACGGACCAGCAACAGAGCCGGAAGATATTGAACCAGCAAGAGAAGACGTAGTAAGTTACATTAGATCTCTACTTAAATAATATTTCCGAAATATAAAAATAACTAAAGAAAGGCTTGCTTATGTGAGCCTTTTTTCGTATATTAAGGTAATAGTTACGTGCATATGGAATATACTTTTCTTTTAGGAGCGGTTGAGAATGTGTTAGGTAAGAGTTACAAACGAGCAAAGGATAATTATGCTTTCACTTGCCCTTTCTGTAACCATAGAAAACCTAAGCTGGAAATCAACCTAAATACAAACGACAAGGGAGAGAATCCTTGGGAATGTTGGGTATGTGAAACTAAAGGACGTACTATTAAGTCTTTATTAAAGCAGCTTAAAATAAGCGGACCTCAAGCACAAGAAGTTCTTCAATATATAAAAAAAGGAGAAGAGGTAGAATACCAGGTAATAAAGTTAGTAGAGTTACCTAAAGAGTTTCAACCTCTATATTCAGCACCTGCTACATCTTTCTCTGCTAATATTGCAAGAAAGTATCTATACGATAGAGGTATTACAGATAACGATATTTTAAAATATAATATTGGTTATTGTATCGCAGGAGAATTTAGCGATAGGATAATCATACCATCATATGACCAAAACAATCAATTAAACTTTTACGTAGCTAGATCTTTTAACAGAAGTTATGCTAAGTATAAAAACCCCGAAGCTTCTAAAGATATAATAGTCTTTGAAAACTTAATAAACTGGAATCAACCTATAATAATATGTGAAGGAGTATTCGATGCAATGGCTATTCGAAGAAACGCTATACCTATTTTAGGAAAAAATATATCTAAATCTCTTTTAAAGAAAATAGTTTCAAGTAAAGTAAAAGAAATCTATATAGCTTTAGATAGAGATGCTTTAAAGAAAGCGGTTAAGTTTTGCGAACAGTTTATTAGTATGGGTAAAAAAGTATACTTAGTAGATATGGACGAGAAGGATCCAAGTGAAATGGGTTTTCAATTATTCACCAATCACATCCAAGATGCAGAAGAGCTAGATTTAAGTTCTCTTTTGCAATACAAATTAAACTTATTATGATAAGACAAGGAGATAACCTTTTAGTAGAAGATACTAATAAGAATCTATCCTACAATCCTGATTTAAAGCAAATCAATTTTCTAGATAGAAGAGTTTACAAACGTTCAGAAGGAGTATATTACCCATCTGTAACTACTATTTTACAGTACTTACCTAAAAACAAATTCTTTGAGAATTGGTTAAAAGATGTAGGACATAATGCAGAAATCATTATGCAGAAAGCAGGTAAGGAAGGTACACAAGTTCATAAAGCTATTGAGATTCTAGTAGAAGGAGGAGAGATTAGCTGGATGGATGATTACGGAAATGCAAGATATTCTCAAATAGTATGGGAAATGATTTTAAAGTTTCATGAGTTCTGGACAACTTATAAACCTAAATTAATCTCTACAGAACAATTCGTATTTTCAGATGAACATAAGTATGCAGGTACTGCCGATCTTGTCGTAGAGATGGGTGGAGAAACTTGGCTACTAGATATTAAGACATCTAATGCATTACATAAAAGTTATGATTTACAATTAGCAGCTTATGCAAAAGGATTTAAAGAATGTAAGAATGTAGACATTCAAAGAACAGGGGTACTTTGGTTAAAAGCAAATACTAGAAGTGCTTCTAAAAAAGAAGGAGTATACCAAGGTAATGGCTGGCAGATTAAAGTAGTAGATGAAATTGACTATAATTTTGACTTATTTAAGACTGTATATAAGTTGTATGAATTAGAGAATCCAACAACTGAACCAATTTATACAGCTTACCCTACTAGTATAAAACTTTGATATTTATAAGGAAAGAAGTAAACATAAATGAAACTCTCACAACTAATATTAGAAGCTAAAGCCAAGCCAAAAGCCGTTATTATGGCTGGAGGTGCTGGTGCAGGTAAAAGTTACCTTCTTAATCAATTAGATTTAGGAGGGTTAACTATTTACAACCCAGATAAATACGTAGAAGATAAAGAACATCCATACTACGGCAATCTTTCAGCAGCAGCTAATCAAGTAAACCAAGACGTAGAAGATGCGTCGCAAAATAAAGAAAACTTTATATGGGATACTACAGCTTCTAATTCTAAGAAAGTACAAGACCTTATAGTTAAAGGCTATGAAGTTTTTATGGTAATGGTGTATACGCACCCTTTAATTTCCTTTATTTCAAATTTTGAAAGAGAAAGACAGATACCAAAGACAGCTGTTTTTTCAACTTGGAGAGATGTATATCAACAAATTGGCTATTATAAAGGATTATTAGGAGATAACTTTATGTTATTTGCTAACGACAGAGGCGGTAAATACGATAAAGAGATAAAAGAATTTAACGTAGCAGCAAGAAATGGATCTAATGGAATTTCAGACTACTTAGCAAAGTACATGGAAGATCACGGAGGTGCTGAAGGATTTATTTCTACTTTTAGAAAGCCATATGATATCGAAGATAAAAATGCAGCCGATGCTTATAGAAAAGAAACAGCTAACATAGACTATAATAGAGAAGATGAGTCCATGGATAAGCAGTTAAAGAAGTACTGGATGGGCTTTTATGAGAAGAATGGAACAGGACCTGGAGATGATAAGATGAAAAAGAAGGTTAGTTCTATCACTAGTGTTCGTCAAAAAGCTGATGAAAAAAATAAAGAAGTATTAGATAATATTGCCGATATGATCCATAATGCTAAGTTTACAGAACAATTAAAAGGTTCTACAGTAGCAGAAATTGATCAAAGAGTACAAAACTTTTTAACATAATGGCAATAGTACTATACCCAGGAGCATTTAAACCACCACATAGAGGTCATTTTGAACTAGTAAAAGCATTATTAAAAGGTAATGCACAAGCTCGTATCTATGATTTAGATACACAGCAAAATGCTGCTGATGATTTACTTCAAGGAAAAGGAGAGAAGATTGAACCTATAAACAAGGTTGTCATCTATATAGGAAGTAGTGTTAGAAATGGAATAGATCAAAAAGACTCAAAAGCAGTTTGGGATATCTATAAGAAATACCTACCAGGTAATGTAGAGGTTTATGTAGCAGATGCTAATCCAATGCTTGCAGCTAGAAAATATGCTAAAGAACTTCCTGCAGAAAAGTTTTATGCTGTTACAGGTTTTAGAACTTCAGAAGATTATGTAGACTTAAAAAGAGTAAGTGCATTTAAGGGATTAGATAACGTAGAAGGATTAGCAGTAAGCGGTGGAGAGAATTCAAATGTAAGAGCAACTAGTTTTAGAGACGCAATTTTAAACGGAAGTCTCGACGACGTCTTAGATTTCTTTCCAAAAGAATTATCAAGACAAGAGATCTTAAAAATAGTAGAAATGTTAAAACAAGGAATTATAGCTGAAATGATAGCTGAAAAGATAGAGGATATATACTCAGGTTGGTTTGATGAAGATACAATTACAGAAAACTCATCCGGTATACCTTTAAGAAACTCAGCTACAGTCACTTCTCAAGATCGTGATTATTTAGGAGATCAACTAAAAGCTATACAAGGTATTATAGATGATAGATTTGAAGCTGAATTAAACGGTGATCGAATTGTAGTAAAATTAAAAGGAGAGAGCCCTTACAATACATCTGATATGCCTGCGAATTACGACTACGGTGAACATTTTGCAGGACTTTTAGAGTATATGATAAGAGAGGGTATGCAAGTAGAACCTTTACCGGAAGTTAAGATACGTAGAGATTTAGCTGAAGCAGAAAACTTTTTTGGTAAGACAGCTTACTACAATCCTACAGATAAAGAAATTGTATTATATGTAGCAGGTAGACATCCTAAAGATGTTACAAGATCTTTTTCTCATGAAATGATACACCACATGCAAAATCTACAAGGTAGATTAGGTAACAGAGGTACAACAGATACAAACGCAGATAAAGAATTAGCAGCATTAGAAGAAGAAGCATACCTAAAAGGTAATATGGTATTTAGAAACTGGGAAGATTCTCAAAAAAATAAAAAATAAAGGTTATGAAAAGTTTATTCGAATTACTAGAAGTAGAAAAAGAAAAACCACAGTATAAAATATACTGCGACATGGATGGTGTATTAACAGACTTTGAAGAAAGATTTGAACACTACTCAGGAATGAAACCAGATCAGTATGAAGCAAAACATGGCGCTGCTGGCTTCTGGGAACTAATAGACAATAAAGTAGGTATTAAGTTTTGGGTAGGAATGAAGTGGATGAATGGAGGTAGAGAGCTTTGGAATTTTATTTCTAAGTATGAACCATCTATTCTTAGTTCACCATCAAGACATGATAACTCAAGATTAGGAAAAAATTTATGGGTAAAGAATAACCTATCACCTAAGCCTAAAGTTATCTTTGCTTACTCAGCAGATAAGCAACGATATGCAAATGAGAATGCAATTTTAATTGACGATAAGAAATCAAATATAGAACAATGGGAAGCATCAGGCGGAATCGCTATTAGATGTCTTCACGGTAATATAGCACCGGTACTAGCTAAATTAAAAGAACTTGGTTATGAGTGATAGTTTACTTAAAAAAGAATTTAAACAAAGTGATGTACAGAGAGTTAGGAATTTAGTAAATAAAGATTATACTGCTAAAACTAAGTCAAGTGTAGGTTATGAAAAAGAAACCAAACGTCATAGAGAAGGTGATATTTGGGAGGAAGTAGGAAAGCAATGGACTATTAAAAACGGCATTAAGCAGAATGTAACTAAGTTAGATGCTGCAAAAAAAGCTGTAAGAATTCCACTTAGATGTCCTCAATGTAGTGGTTCAATGGAACATCACCTACATAAGAGAATGTATACCTTACACAAGGTTTGTTTTGATTGTACAATAAAATACGAAGATACTTTAAAGAAAGTAGGTCTCTATGAGGCTTATGCTAAGAAAATGCTACAAGGTAATATGATTACTTTTGCAGCAGATATAGAAGCTTGGGTATTAGAATCTCTAAATGAAACAGATACTTTTGTAACTGAACAAGGAGACGTAGAAGATTGGAAGAATAATAATACTAAATTTAAAAAAGAGGTTTTAGATAAACTACAAGAATACCTAAAGCACTTGAAGAGTAATATAGATAGTTAACTATTTATAAGTAACTTTTTTATAATTCTAAAATATATGGCAGTAGAGAAAACAGCATTAGACGAGATATTATCAGAACTTAAGCATATAAAAACACATATGCCTAATGGTGAGTTGAAGATAATGTTGGAGGATATGAAAGACGTGAAAGATGATCTATCTGAACTGAAATATATGCTTCTAAATCCTGAAGATGGACTTGTGGTTAAGACAAATAAAAACACAGAGTTCCGACTAACTCTTCAATCTAATGAAAAAGAATATCAAAGAAATATGCAAGAATTAGAAGAGTTAAAAAAATGGAAAAACGGAGTAACAAAAGCTCTTTGGATTATATTTTCAGCACTAGCTGCATTAGTATTTGAAATGCTACAAAGCCATAAGTAATATGAAACTGATTGACATTATACTCGAAGTAAAAGACATACAATATACAAAACCTAATTTCGCTAACGAATGGGAAGAAGCTCTTAGATATCCTGAATTTGAAGATATGGGAAAAGAAGAGTGGATAAAAATAGCCAATCAAGGCAAACCAGAATCGTTTTCAAAAATTAGAAAAGTCCTAGGTAACGTAGACTTAAGATTCGACAGACTACGAAAAGCAAAAAGAGAAAGATTTCATCAAGCATTTGAAAAGGGAGTTATAGAAATGTCTATCGCTGTTAAATTTAGCGATACAGATTACGACCTAGTAGCAGGTAATACAAGATTAGCCGGACTTGTAAAAAACGGAGTTGATCCTAAAATATGGATTGTAGACATCTCACACCTAATGGAGATGTTAATGGAAGGAATAGACGATCCAGTTAAACCAGGTATTCTTAAAAAGAGATTAGGTTCTTTATCTTGTTCTAAAGTTAGAGCTGAAAAAGCAAAGCTAGAAGATAAAGGAACCCATTTTGCAAAAGCACTTCAGAGATACTTAAACTACCATTGTAAATGAAAACATCAGAATTAACACAAGCTATACGAGAGGTGATTAGAACTTCTAAAGTACAAAAAGAAGAACAAGATCACGAAGTTTCTATGGCTATAAATCAACTACAGGATATTATAAAGAATGCAGGTGAGTTAATGTATAAGATTGGACCAGAAGAGAAAGACGTTCCTGGTTGGATTCAAGATCATATATCTCAATCTCAAAACTTTATCAATCAAGCTAATACAGGTTACCATGAATTAGAAGGACAGCCTGATCCTCAACAATTAGCATTAGAAGCAAAAAAGAAAGGTGCTGATGGGAAAGCTTGTTGGGATGGATATAGATACGGCGGGACAAAGGACGGTAAAGACATCTGTATTAAGATCAAGTAGAAACCCTACCTATTTATTTATATATTAATAATACACTCTACAGGAAATGAAAGAACCTATAAAGATGTTAACTTTTCAAGAAGTAAAGATACGATTAGAAAAAGTACAACAAGCTCTAGAAGCTTTACAGGTTCAGGAAAAGAAACAGGCATCAACACCTCAGTACGAAAAGCAAAAAGCACAACTCATTTCTTTAAGAGAAACTTTAGAAAACAAATTAAACATACTTACAGAAATGGATAAAGGTGTAATACATACTGACGATGAAAACAAAGCTCAGGAATTAGCTAAGAAAGGCGTTCAAGTACAACTTCATAAAAAAGGAGAGCCTCTTGATACTAAAAAAATTAAAGAAGCAGAAGAAGGGCTTGAATTTGATTTAGAACAAACAAAAGCAATTTCAAAAGATGTAGCTAAAGCAGTAGCAATGGCGTTAAAAGAAGACGGTCTTGAAATTGCATCTGGAAAGATCTTAAGATTAGAGCCAATGGCTTTCGACGTTTACTTCGAATACAAAGACGGAAAAGAAGATGAATTCTCTTTCCATGTAGATCAAGATAGAAATATTGTACTATCAGATTTTACTTTTACTGAGAAAATCGGACAAGTAGGTATGAAAGGAGCCGGAGAGCCATTTGTAAATAAAGATGTTTTAAAAGCAAACATATTAAAAGTATGGGCTAAGTTAGATGGAAATATGCAAGAAGATGCATATGACTCGACTCAAATTTACGGCAAGAAAGAAGAACCACAGGGAGATTTAATGGCTCAATTAGAACAAGCTTTAAAATCTCACGATTGGTATTATATGATGTCAGATGACCATAGGTGGTATACCCGTGGTAGCGAACAAGCTCGAAACATACATAACTTAATAACTAAGTTGAAAGATGCTGGACAGGGAGAACAAGCAGAAGCTTTGTATAAATCTTATCACGAAAAAAATAGAATAAGTGAATCTCCAACGAATGAAGCATCAGTAGGAAGCATACAGAAAAAACATGGAGAGATTGTCGCTAAGATGAAAGCTCTTGCAGCTAAGTACAAAGGTGGTGATCAATCTGTAGTACCTGAGTTAAAGGCTTTAACGGCAGAAAAGAAAAAATTAGAAGCTGAGTTAGACGCAGCTGTTGCCGGAACAGGAGCAGATCAGGAATTAGATACTAGTGTAAATGAATACGAACACCACTATAGAAAAGTAGGAGGAGAATGTCGTAAATATAACGACGAAGGAGATTACACAGTTGTTAGTATGCACTACTGTCAATACAACGAGGGTAAAGATTACGATAAAGACGGAAAGATAGAAAAACCTGAACAAGAATACAAAGGCGTAAAAGATAAGGCTATTAAGAAAGCTACTGGAAAAACAGAAGCAGCTAAAGCTAAAAAAGATTTTGATAAAGATGGTGATGTTGAATCACCAGAAGCTGAATATAAAGGAGTAAAAGATAAAGCTATTAAGAAAGCTGTATTAAAAGAAGACTGGGGTAGTTCAGATCAAAGTATTATGAATAGATCAATTCATAAGGACTTAGGAGAACCGGAAAATATGCCAATGCCTTTTGATAGAGAATTTGAATCAGCAGTAGAAGAAGCAGTTGATTTTTATTGGGACGAGTGGGAAGAGTATCAAACAGATAGAGATGGTTTAATTGACCATGCTAAAAGAGCTTATTATAGAGCATACTTCCCAGAAAAATTTGCAGGATTCCAAAAGATGTTTAGCGAAGGTGCTCCAGAATCTATTGCAGATTTAGAGACAATAGCTAACGATACTGCAAAGATGCCAGCAGAAAGAGATGCAGCTAGAAATAAGATATATGGTATGAAGAAAGCTCAAGCTGGTACAAAACTAGCAGAAGCACCAGAAGGTACATACTATATTAAAGTATCTATTAGAGATGCAAAAAGAGCATTAGAAATTATTCACGATAATCCAGCATATAGAAAAGCTGTAGAGATGGATGGATCAGATGCATACTACCTTACAAATCCAGAACTTGCTTATGATTTACAAATGGATTTTGGTACTCAAAATATTGAGGTAGTTGATACTAATGTTGATATGGATGAAGCTAAACATGAAACTGAATTAGTACAAGATCCAAAAACTAAAGAGTTTACCCGTAAGATGAAAATGACACCTAAAGATATGGAAACTATCGAAAAGGTTCAGAATATGATGGCTAAAGAAAAGAGCTTGAAGAAAGAAGAAGAAGGTAACGAAACAGCAGTTGATATAACAGGAAAAGCATACAGTGTAGGTGACATAATTGACTTTAGAGGTCAAATGTTCCAAGCTGTGATTGGACCTGGAGGTAGAGTAATGCTAGCTCACTTAGATAGCTCTTTACAGCAATACGGTAAGAATTTTGAAGGAGGTACACCACAATTCATGGCAGTACTTAAAAACGGAAAAATAGTAAGCGATAAAGGTGGAATTTCCGAAGGAGGAGTTAATCCTGAAGGAGATGCAATGGTATTAAACTTTTTAAAGAAACTATCTAAGATTTGGGATATACCAATGCAACACGCAGTTAACTTCGTAAATGCTTCTATCAAGCGCCAAGGATACTAAAATAATAAAAATGAAAATAAAAGAATTGAGAAAAGCTGTTCAAGAGATATCAAAGGAGATGAATGCCGTTAAAGCAGAGGCTCCGGAAGTAGAGGTACCTTCTACAGAAGTAGAACCTCAAGCTCAAGCAGAAGAACAACCAGAAGCATCAGCAGATACAAAATCTACTGAGTTTATCTCTTTGATATTAGAATCAGCAACACAAGCTCACATATACCACTTACAATCAGATTCATATGCACAGCATATGGCATTATGTGCGTATTATAACGGTATACCAGGTATTATAGACGCTTTAGCAGAATTACTACAAGGACGTTACGGTATACTAAGAGGGTACGCAGCACCAGCACAGTACCTAGAAGATAATAATGTAGTAGA